TCTGAACTCAATCGTTATGCCCTTGATACTTCCTGCCATATATTTGACTCCTAACCGAAGAACGCATTTATATCGTTCTGCGATGCCTTACGTCTTGTTCCGTACTTTTCAGCGCGTTTCTGCGCTTTTTCTGCCGCCTTCTGTCTCTCGTTGTAGCTGATGCAGAAGTCAACTACCTGCCCGAGCTGCATCCGGCGGATGTCTGACATCGTTAAGCCTCGTTCGAGTCCTGCGAGGATGATGTCGTCTAATCTGATGTCGGCTGAAGAGTCTTTATGCTTTCGCCTACCTTCTTCAGCCTGTTCAAGTTTTTTGAGCTTACGAAGCCCTTTAAAACGAGATCAAGCACAGCAGGACCCACTACATCGAGCGGGAACTCGTCAAACTGTCTCACCCATTTTTTCGGAGGATCTATGCTCTCGTCTGCCGCCTTTGCCATTGACCATGTCACGTTGATAACGAGATCCACGAACTCGGCCTGGAACATCGGCAGCAGGATATCCATTGTTCTGCCCTCAATTGCTTCGGCTATGCTCGATGTAGTTATCTCACCGTTAACAGTTGCATCTGCCATAACAGTCGAAACGCCTTCGACCATCGAAGCAACAAGTGGCATGATTGCCGGGAGGATGTCCTTCCCGAACTGATTTCTATATTCCATAGTCCAGGCTACGTTATTGTTGAGCCGGACGTCCTTGTCTGCGATTTTGATAATCTTTTCCACTTTCCACCTCCCGTGAAAAAGGGAGCGGGACCGAAACAGCCCCGCCCCGTATCACTATTACTGAATCGCCGGTGCGGTTGGTGCAGAGAGCAGCGTATCGTAACCACTGTCAGCTGGTTTCAGAACAGCCATAGTTACGCCTGTCGCATTGTCTCCGATGCACGTTACGCCCAGTGTCTCCGTTGCTGGCTCCTTGCTCTCCTCGATCGTTGCATACTCTCTTGTGATTGCTCCGAGTGAGCAGTTGTACATGATGACTCTTCTCGACTCAGCATCGCCCTCTACCTGGAATGCGATATATACGTTCGGCTTCGTAGCGTTCTTTACGCTTGCGAGACCGCCGTTTGTAAGCGTCACATAGCCGAGGAACTGAGTCTTGAAGGAATCGTCGAACATTGCCACTTCGAGATCTCCCTCGATGGTTCCGCCGGAGTATCCGCTCCAGTATGCGATGTTGTCCGCATAGAACGTATTCTGCTCGGTCTGAACCTCAGGAGAGAACGAAACAGCACCCGGCTGATGATAAGGTGTGCCGAGGGTAACGGTACCACCATCGCCGACAGTGTATGTTCCGACATGGAGCTCGGAGATACCAAATTCTACTTTGTTAGCCATTGATAAGCCCCTTTCGTTTAAATGTAGTAGTAGATCACGAAGACACCCTGCTCTTCGATGAAGATGTCTTCGGATTTCTCATATAAATAGCCAGCGCCGAGGAGTGCGTCCTCTATGCTGGCTTCGTTCTGTTCGTTTTTAGTTGTGAAGTAATACTCGACCTGATAGCGGTTATTACGCCAGTAATGTGTGTTATCCGCATCGAGATTGTCCTGACCGTTGCCTATGTACACGATGTACGGCGGGGCCTGTTTCTTCTTAAAATGCGAATAAGCACACGGAAGGCCGGTGCTTTGTAGTGTCTGATATATCGTCATGGAATATCCTCCATTACTCTGCGAGGCAGTTCGTCATTCGCCCACTCCTCAACAGGCTTGATGTGCTTCTTGCCGGAGACTCGCCCGAACGTGCCCTTCTTGTTCCTGATGATGTGACCATTCTCAAGAAGGTGAGTCAGTCCCGGGGCTTTTCGGTTGTAGACAACCACATCCATTTCGCCCTGTTTCTTCGTTCCCCAGCCGCTCGCATAATCGCCTGTCCTTTTTGGGGATGAGTTGCGCAGTTTCTGTGCGGCCTCTTTTGCAACGCTGTTAACGTTCCTCTTCATAGACTCCTCAACATCTTTGTTGATCTCGTCAAGAAGCTGCTGCATCTGAACCGTTACGCTGTCACTCATTATGAACACGCTCCTCGCATATTAGGCTGATGCTGTCCCTTTGCGCAGTCCAGTCAGCGCGGATCACGGTGTACTCCTGCCCTTCCCACTCGATTACCTTCTCGCCGTTGTAGTCGGCTTTGTTCGTCAGCACGAATGTTATGGAAGGATGGAGACCCGCCTGAGCCGCGTTATAGAACTCCGCCTGGTATACGCCGCGAGGCTGAACATAAACGTCCGTAGTCGTTACGTTCGGCACCTCGTTGCCGTATGTGTCATACGTTGGTGTGCCATATGCCTTCAGTGTTGCCACGCTGTCATACATTACACATCACCCCAGTCCGTATATCCTGTCGCACTTACCAGCTGAGCCTTCTGCTCATCGTAGGACCTCTTCAGCCTGTCATAGTCCTCCGGAAGTCCGAACGACATCTTGCAGTATGTTATGACCGCTCTGGTGCAGATGGCATCCAGAGTTTCCGGCAATACCACTCCTGCAATCCCAAGATCAGCCTTTGCCGCCTCTATCAGGTCGGTCAGCTCCGCATCGAGAGCATTCGTCGTGATTCTGAGTGCCATTTTTACCTTGTCGAGCATTGTTTCTTACCTCACACTATTTCTTCTTCGCTTTGGCTGGTTTCGCCTCAGCCTTCTCAGCCTTCGCCTTGACCTCGACCGCGTTGTTAAAGGCTATCAGCCTCGAAGCCTCCTGTTCAGAGACCTCGAGGACTGTACCCTTTGCGAATCTGACAACGGTGTCGTGTGTCAGCTGAATCTTCATTATGCAGATACCTTGGCGAAGAACAGATTTCCTACCACGCCGATAGCTGCCGGCTGTCTGCCGAGGATCTTGACGATGTCGGATGTCATGAGAGTCTTGTCATCATACTTGAACTCAACAGCGGAACCCTTAGGGAGGTTCATCATTACGCCGTTCAGGTCTCCAATGATTGGAGCTGTCGCAGCGTCACTGAACAGAACCTCAAGGCCATCGAACGGATCTACCGCATAAGAAGCGGACATCTGGAGGCTTCTATAAGAAGCATACTGAGCCGGTGTGCAAATGATTACGAGATCGCTTGCTGCCGAGCTCAGGAGTGCTCTCGCCTGCACGAAGTCGTCGATTGAACCAGCAGCAGAACCTGTCTTAGCAACAGCCGGAGCCGATGCTGTGGCAGTCTGTGGAGCTGCGAGGATGGCTGCTACAACAGCGTTCTCCTCAGCCTTGATGATTCCACGAGCTACCTCGTCATAGATGTAGGACAGATAGGCTTCACCGCTCATGCTGTCGAGAGCCTCGTCAGAGATCTGTACGAACTTCTTATAAGTCTTAGGAACGAGATTAACGATGCCGAGTGTCAGAGCTTCCTCTGAAATGGCCTCGTGTCCCTCATTCAGTCCGGCAGCTGCTGGAGCCGAGATCTCGAATCCGACCTTAACGTTTCCGGCTGCTTCCATTCTGCGGACTCTTCTGAGGATCTCGCTGTCCTCGAGTCTCTTTGCTACGATGTCAGCTACGAACGAAGGAACTGGAACTGTTCCGTTCTGTGTGTTGTCGCTGAAGAGAGTTCTGCACTCTGTAGCGTCGCCAGTCTTGATGTACTTCGCAAATGCTTCTACGTACTCATGGCTGTTTCTGATTTCCATATCAGTCATTGTCTTTTCTTCCTTTCGTGTTTCGATTTCTTTGCCCGCTCCATTAGCGACCGCCTCGGCAGCCTTGCGGGACTCTTCGATTTCGAGATTCAGGACACGTGTCCTCTCCTCGATTGCTTCAAGCTCAGCGTTCAGAGCGTCGAGTTTCTCAGCGTCGGCCTCGTCAGTCTCGGTAACGATTGCCGATTTTCTTTCCTCGAGCTCGTCAAAACCGAGCACCATGATTTCTTCGCGTGTCATTAGATGTTCTCCTTTTTCAACGCTCTTGCTTTAACTTCTGCTCTCTTTGCCTCGAGTGCTCTCTTCTCTTCCTCAAGTCGCTCCGCCTGAATCCTCTCGATCACTCCGTCGGTCAGATCGCCAATGCTTCGAGTTACCGCATCCGCCGCAATCGAAGTGCCGTCATTGGCTGGAATTGAAACTGCGCTCACGTCATAGAGCTTGCCTACGGATGTGATGTGCCTCGTATAGATCCAGATGCCGGAGTCGTTCTGTTCACGCTCTTCCATGTCACCTGTGACCGTAAAGCCGAAGCTCATCCTGTCCGTATAGCCTCCGGAGATCTCTTCGTACAGTTCGCGTCCGATTTCTGTACCACCGAGATCTGCCTCTATAAACAAACCCCTCTCGTCCGGCTCGACGCGAAGGGTATTGTTTCTTGTTCTTGCGAACACGCGGCCTTTGTGGTCGTACTGCATGATGACATCGCTCATGTCGGTATCATCGAAAGCAGTGCGGTCGACTGTCTCCCACAGCTCCCAGCCTTCGCCCGAGTAAAGTTTGTAAGGCTCATCGAATGTGCTTGCGTATCCTGTTACGACTTTGCGTTCCTCTTCGCCTTCCATAGGCTCGCGGATCTGCATCGTCATATTTCTGTATTCTCTGTTACTCTTCTCCATTGTTGTCCTCGCTTATCTCTGTGACCTCAGCATCAGCGTCTTTGTATTCACCGCGTATGAACCGGACATCGCCGTTCTCCACAGTGCCATAGTTGAACAGCTCTCTTGCCTCGTTTATCGTCATGACTCCACGATCAAGAAGCTGCTGTGCCATCTGTACCTTCTGCGATGTGCTCATGTACTGGAGCCTGTTAGCGTTAGCAATTAAATAAGAACCCTGGGCTCTTTCTCTCTCGCTGAACAGCATCTTCGTCAGTGCCTCGCTGAACTGAATCGCAAAAGGCTCGATGCATCCGTCAAAGAAGCCTTCAAGCTCCTCAGCCTTTGCCTTGTTCTGCAGCACGTCCTCGTTCACTCCGAAATAGTTGAACACGTTCTCCCGGATCTGCTCCATCTGATCTGCATCGATCGCGTATGGCTTTACGTCTATCTGCCGGATGTCCTTGTAGGTATTCGGGAACAGAAGGAATCCACCCGACTCTGAGTCAGTGCTCAGGTTCTCCGCTGTGAAGCGTTCACGTTCCTTTGCGAGGTCTTCCGGTTTAGCGAAGTTGGCAAGCTGTGCCATGAACCGGAATGTCGCCGCGTTCTTTACGCCTTCCTCGATGCCCTGATTCTGTATGTGGATCAGCTGCATCGTCTCGCGGAGTGCCCTGTTTGAGTCTCCGAAGAAGTCATCGTGATATTGGTGCCTTGTCAGGATCGCGCACTTGCGGAACTCGACCGCCGCGTATTGTCCGTTATTGAACTGATAGCGAAGCCATATTTCGCCATCATATTCGACCAACGTACACGAAGCCGGGAGTGCAGGATAAACGCCTGTTATGATCATCCTCTCGTCGAACACCGGGACAATGAATGCCGTGTTATTCACATCGAGGATGGTGCTCACCCTGTAAAGGAACTGGCTCCATGTCTGCCACTGGTTCGGACCGAGTCTCAGCTTCGCCTGAAGCGCAGGATTCGCCGTTCCCTCTATCTCGACTTTCAGCTTTGAAATGTGCCTCGCCCTGGCATCGATTGCCGCTCTTACGATTTCGCTCTCGTAGATCGCGCCTCCCCAATTTGTGAAAATTGGCTGATACGCTGTCAGCGTCTGAAACAGAGAACGCGCCTTCTGAAGTGCCTCATCGGACTTCTCTGCCTCTGCAGGTCTGAAGATTTTGTCAAATAAACTCATAGATTAACCCTCGTTTGTGAGTTGGTACCCTATCTCTGAATACCACTTCTGACGGACTGTCATTGCATCTGCAAGAGCAGCGACTCCGTCAATTCGTGCTCTTTGATTTATCTTGACGAGGCGTCCTCTGCCTCGCTCAATGCTCATTTTGATTGCCGCATTTAAAAGGTGCGACTTCAGCAGGTCGTTGTCGCCGATGTAGATCGCGCCATCCTTGATGAGGCCTTCCATCTCCTGAAGGACAGGCCACAGGTTATCGCCTTGGTAAACATCGTCGCACTGATATCCGGTGTTCTCGAGGTCCTTGATAAGATACTGAGAACTGTACCGG